GAAAGTTTCCGATGCTATTCTAAAGAAAATGGGTTATAAATTTGACCCAAAAGAATTCCATATGGGTATGAATGTCGAAATGGAACATAAAGACGTTACGAATGGAAATGTGGTCACCACAGCAAAAATCGCCGCGGCCCACTTGACAGAGAACCCCAAATATTATACATTACTTAAGAAGTATGTGGAGAAATAAGATGAGTACAAAGTTAAAAGATTTATTATTAGAAGAAACCGAACGTCGCGTTTCTCTCGTTGCACTCGAATCACATTTGGCAGAACTATCTACCAAGTTAAGTGAAGCAGACCAAAAGAAATTGGCTGGTGCATTAATTGAATTACAAATGTTAGTGACCTCATTAAATGAAACTCCATATACTATCTTCAATCACGACCACTGGAAGTTGTTAAAGATGGTATTGGCAGGTAAGGTCGCAGAATTACGTTTAGTCGCAGAAGATATTGCAGAAGATAATAAGGAAGTCGATTTCTTTCCATTAATGAAGATTATCGACTCCATTCTTACTTACTAAGTGAGGGGTTATGGCAGATACTAGTATTTTTGGTCGCCTACGGAAACTGTTCTCTACAAATACAGTTGTCCGTAATGTAGGCGGAAAACGTCTTAAAGTCGCTGATACCGACAATATCCAATCGTTTATTAATAGACGGGGTATTGACCGGTATCATCGTGTATATTCGTCTGCAACAGGCGGATATGGGTCACACCAAGGACGTTATGAATCCGCAGCAGCATTCCAAGGTTCACGACTTCAATTGTTCCGTGATTATGATATGATGGATAATGACCCCATCATCTCATCGGTGATGGACATTTATGCTGACGAATCAACTGTAAAAGACGAATTCGGTCAAGTACTTAGTATCCGTTCAAAAAACCAACAAATTCAAGATATTCTCCATAACTTATTCTATGATGTATTGAATGTTGAATTCAATCTCTGGCCGTGGGTCAGAAATATGGCTAAGTATGGAGACTTTTTCTTATTCCTTGACATCGACGAAAAGTATGGGATTGTAAACGTTATCCCGCTTTCAGTTTATGAAACTATTCGTGTAGAAGGTACGGACCCAGCAAATCCATTCTCAGTTAAGTTTAAGATTGAAAACGATTTCTTAGCATTAGGCAAGAAAGAATTTGACAACTACGAACTAGCACATTTCCGTCTACTTTCCGACACCAACTTCCTTCCATATGGTAAGAGTATGGTTGAAGGTGGTCGCCGTGTCTGGAAGCAACTTCAATTGATGGAAGATGCGATGTTAATTCATCGTATCATGCGTGCACCAGATAAGCGTAAGGTCTTAGTAGATATTGGTAACATTCCGCCAAATGAAATTGATACCCACATGCAACGTATTATTGACCGCATGAAGAAGGTACCGTTGGTGGACCCAAAGACTGGTGATTATAATCTTCGTTACAACATGATGAACATTACCGAAGATTTCTACCTTCCAGTTCGTGGTAAAGATTCTGGCACAGACATCACCAATCTACCAGGTCTTCAATTCAATGCTATCGAAGATATTGAATATCTCCGTAATAAGTTGATGGCAGCGTTCAAGGTACCGAAGTCATTCCTTGGGTACGAAGAAGATAATAGTGGAAAGGCATCGTTGGCAGCACAAGACGTTCGTTTCGCACGTACCATCGAACGTATTCAACGCATTATGGTGTCAGAACTCACGAAGATTGCAATCATCCACTTATATGTCCAAGGTTTCACCGACGAAGAATTGATTGACTTTGAATTAGAAATGACTTCACCATCAGTCATTTACGAACAAGAAAAGCTCAATCTCTGGAAAGAAAAGATTGCGTTGGCAAATGATATCGCTTCAAGTAAGTTCTTGTCCCGTGATTGGATTTACCACAATATTCTTCAAATTGCTGAAGATGATGCACGTAACGAGCAAGAAAAGGTGGCAAAGGACGTAGAAATGTTAGGTCAATTACAAGCTACCGAACAAGCTGCGGCAAACCCACAACAGCAAGAACAACAACCAGCGGAAGTACAACCTAGTGAAGAACCTTCCGCCGAGGAAGAAGCTCCGGCCGAAGGTGAAGAAAAGATTGATGATGTAGATACCATTTTAGCATCATTGGATTCTGGTGAAGAAGAAACAGAACTCGAAGTTCCAGAAGAGGAATTAGAAGAAGCCAAGATGGGTCGTCCAAAGGTCGGTCAAAAGTATGGTCAAGATAGTCACCCCCGTGGTCGTGACCCACTCGGTCACAGAGAAAACCTTGGTGCATTACGGGTCGGCCAACAACGTAAACCTTCTAAGAAGTCCCCATTATCATTAGAAAGTGCTGAAATCTCTAATCTTATTAAACAGTTGGAAACTAAATCAGAAAAAACTAGCAGTATCTTAAATGAAGAAAATATCTTAGAAATCGACCAAAATTTAACGGACTAAGAATTTTCATACTATTTAATATATGATAAGGTATTTTTTCACTTACGGCGGATTTTCTTATGAAATCTAGTATAAAACATAATAAGTTGAGAAACACCGGCATCCTCTTTGAATTACTGGTCCGTCAAATCACTTCTGATGTGATGGAAAACAAGAAGGATAGTGTCGCTGTTAAACTCATGCGTGAATTCTTCAACTCCAAGAAAGAACTTGGAAAAGAATTGATGCTGTATCGGGCGTTTTTCAATGTTCAAAATCTTTCGGAACAAAAGGCATTCCAATTATTAAAGTTAGTTACTGAACAACGAAAGAATCTGGACCAAAACGTATTAAATGCACAAAAATACCATTTAATTAAGGAAATCAAGAAGAACTTTGACCTCAAAGAATTCTTCTCCGCACGTGTTCCTTCTTACAAGATTTACGCTTCTATCTACAAGAGTTTTGATGCAGCAGTAAATGGTATCGGTGATGTAACCACCATTGAAGAATTAGCTAGTAGTCAATTCACGATTGTAGAACATTTGTCAGGCAAAATTTCTGCAAAAGAAATCAAGGAACATAACGAATTGGCATCAATCATTCGTAGTCAAGAAGATGACATTCGCTTCCTTTCCTACAGAATTTTAATCGAACGTTTCAATGAAAAGTATAAGGGATTGGACGAAGCACAAAAGAAACTTCTCCAAGAATATATCTATAATATCTCTAATACTGGAAATTTAAAGAAATATACTACTACCGAAAGTCGCCGGTTAGTAAAAGAAATCGGTGAAAAGTCCAAAAAGATTACCGATAAGGTCATTCGTATTAAGTTAGCCGAAATTGTATCACAACTACAAAAAATTCAATCAGCATCGGTCATCAAGGAAAATCATATGACCGCAATGTTAATTGCATATGAAATTCTTAAGGAGCTTAAGTCCCTATGACCAACGAAGAAAAGCTTAGAGCGTTCATCCGTAAGGTTCTTGAACAAGAGCTAGATGAAATCAGTACATCCGCTGGTGCAGGAGCTTATTTAACTCCGAAAGCATTCCGTGGTAACATTACAAAGAATATTGCAAAAATGAAGAATGTCGCCACACAATTAGGTTACACCTTAACAGATAAAGGTGAAAAAGAATTACAACACCGCGCAGATAGACTTGAACAAATTCAAAAAGAAAACTTAGCTGAATCAAAAGTGCGGTACCACGAATATAAGAAGGATGAAAGTGCTACACCAACCCAAAAGATTGCAAAAGCTATTTCTGAAGTCAATAAGAATCTTCAAGAAATCGAACGTAGTATCAAGATGAACGCTCGATTACAAAAAGAATCGAACGTATCAAGTGAAGCATTATATCGTCGTACTCAACAAGGTCTTATCAAATTAGAAGCTCGTCTTATTCATCTCGCAGGAAAGATTCGGGAAATCAGAGGAAAGTAATATGAAGAACTTATTAGTTGAATATAACGTCATCGAATACGGTAAAGACCTTCTTGCAGAGGCAGCAGATATTAGTAAACCACTAATGTTAAAGAATGTACTTCTTCAACGTGCTGAAGCAAAGAATCAAAACGGTCGTATCTATCCACGTGAAATTCTCCAACGTGAAGCTGGTCTTTACAAAGAGAACTTTGTCGCACAACGTCGCGCACTTGGTGAACTTGACCATCCGGAAAGTCCAGTTGTTAATTTGAAGAATGTTTGTTGCAACGTGACTGAACTCTGGTTTGAAGGTCAAGATGTTCGTGGTAATATTGAAATCCTCTCCACTCCATCAGGTAACATCGTTCGTGAACTCATCAAGAATAATATTCGTCTTGGTGTCTCTTCACGTGGTATGGGCTCCGTTCGTCAAATGGGCGAAAGCACTGTAGAAGTCCAAGACGATTTCAGTCTCATCTGCTTTGATATCGTCAGTAACCCAAGCACACATGGGGCGTTTATTAACGAAAATAAGACGATTGTTTCTCCAAAGTATGACCGTATTGAATCTCTTATTTATGACTTCTTAAGTGAAGTAAAATGAAATTAGCAAAAGAATTTATTAAGTTTGCTGTAAAAGAGTTGGGTATGAACTCATTACCAAAGAACATCAAGTTCGAAGGTAATGAATATTCTACCCAACACTTGTCGTTTGGTACCTATAATCCTACTACTGATGAAATCGTGGTAGTAAAGGGAGAACGGCATCCCGTTGATGTGTTGCGTACTTTAGCACACGAATTAGTTCACCATAAGCAACGTGAAGATGGTCAAGAATTAAACGGGGAAGATGGGTCAAACACGGAAAACGAAGCAAATGCAAAGGCTGGGGAGCTGATGAGAAAGTTCAGAACTGTCCGTCCAGAAATTTTTAACGTTGGTCCGTGGGGATTCCATACCAATATGGAAAATAAAGTGAAGTCTATTTTACAAGTAGCCAAGACTGGAAAAGCCCAAAAGGTAGACGAACATTATATTGACGGGTACACCGCTAAGTTGTTGGTCACCGTCATGCACCAATTATCCCCAGAAAATAGAAAGAAATTCTGCAACGAATCTGTTAATAAGATGGTTGCAATCGCATATCAATTAGTTACTCGGTAAAACGGAGGTAGTATGTACGTAGAAGTCAAAGGTGATAAGCAGTCTGATTTAGAACGGGCCCTTCAACAATTCGTCAAGCAAGTCAAACGGGCTGAATTGATGGAAGATTTAAAGAAGAAGGAATTCTATTTGAAGAAGTCCAAGAGACTCCAAAAGAAAAGTCAAGACGCCCTTCGTCGCCGAAAGCGAGAAGAGAGCAAGGCGCAAAAGAAAAACAATAATACGTTTTAACTAAAAATTGATGTTTTTAAGAAATAGATAATATATATTTAAAGTACACCTCTGCTGGGGTGTGATTTTTGTTGTATGTATACTCGTTAATGGCTTGAATAGCCATTTTATCCTTATAGGAGAGCAATTTTATG